GACATTTTGTCTCAGAACGATGCCCTGTAATCGCGCTGTTTTCGGAGCCTTCGTATTAGCGTTACTCATAAGCCTACAGTCAGTATATTTCAAACTTTACGAATTTTACAAGAATAACGAAACTGCAAGAAATACGAGTGTCGCCGGGTTTTTGAAACGTCACGAAGTTGCTGTCAACGTGATTGTTGAGTTCTCTTTTGACATTTTGTTCTTTCTTTGTGGACTACTCGGATTTGAGTTAAGCCCAACCGCTCGACGCCTTATTTTTAGACGAACAGCTAGTGCAGAAAAAGCTGATACTGTTGAACTTGAACATGTGTCGTCACGACGACGGAATGACTCTAGAGATGATTCGACAGTACGCAATGTCTCGAAGACATCACCACTTGCCTCCCAACGCTCCCGTGATCACTTTGACGGAGATCCACGAGAACCCGCCCCCCCAGCTTATTCTCCCGCCGACTTCTATCCTCCGCCAGCCTCTCCTCACATATGTGAGACCCCGCTCTCGACGCGTGTGGCGCCCTCTGCTCCTAGCGCTAGTTTGTTTACTGCTGGTGGTATTGGTCTTCCTTAGATTTTATGCGTGACGGGCAGGGTAGTCGCTGAGGACCTCGCCGGCTTACGGAATGATGACGTCCTAGCATCATTCTCCCGGGACGGGTAATTGCAGTC